TAACTCAAGGTTCAATTCTGGAATGCTAAGATTGGTTGTTCCATCACGATCTTCGTAATCACCACGGGTACTATCCGATGGTTGTAGAACGTATGCAAGACCTGTGAGTGTTCCACCGAGCGGGGCAACGAAACGAATGTTCAGTCCGTCAGCCGTAAGCTTGGTGTGTGTTTGGAGCGTGGTTGCGCCAAAGTCAACAGTTGAACCCGACGGCAAGAATACCCGAACTGCACTAAGATCAGCAGTTGGAATAAGTGATACTGCCACTTGATAAACACCAAGTGATGCCGTTGCAATTCCTGTGAAATCGACGTCTGCAGCACTTGCCGAACCGGAAACTGCAACAGACATACTTCCGGTTGTTGCGTCGTTGATGGAGTAACCGAAACGGCCAGCTCCGTAAAAACCACCAGTCGGAAGCGTACCAGAACCACTAGTTACACCGTAGACCGATGAACCAGCTGCCTGATTGTTCAGAGTGTTGTTATACTTGAAATCCATATAAAATACCAAACCTGCTGGTAGATTCATGGGTTGAACAGATACGAAATTCTTACTTGCGATCTGTCCGAATACCTTACGGACCAAAGGTAGTGCTACACCTGCCCAGTTTTCACCGGCTGATCCAAAGGTGTTTGTTGCTGAGTTTTCTTGTAGAAGCTGGGTAGCTTGGTTTTCCAAGAGAACGGCCATACCGCCCTTTTCATTACCCTTTGTTCCTTCAAGAAGTCCCGAAGATTCCCATTTGCTTGACAGCTTACGGGTTGCTTCGTTGAGGCTCTTATGTGCTGAACTCGCCTCATTGATAAAGTGGGAAATATCCACGGTCATATCTTTTCTCCTTAAGAGTTGTTAGTCTGTTACTTTTCTTCCTTCAAAAGTCCTGCGAGTAATTGGAATCGCTTTGCGACGCCGCTAACTTCAGTAATAACTTCTGCTTGTTCCTTCGGTGTCTGTGTGACGGATGCCTTGCTGGCGAATCCTTCATTTACAGTCACCGACTTGCTTGACGGCTTGCGACGTTTGACTGATACACTTTCAGCTAGTGCTGTGTATACCAACTTGACTTCGCGTACCGTGGTTGCACGGTCAAAGTTTTCAACAATACGAACCTTTTGTTCATTTGTTAGTCCAGTATTACGGAATAACTTATTCGTAAACAAAAGCTTTGCATTGAGAAGATTAACCTCATTGAGTTTGCCGCCGAGAACCTTAACCGCTCTCTTAAATTCAGCATTCTCTGTCTGTAAACTTGCAATTTCTGAAGCCATTTGCTCGTAGGTCGAGACTTCAAGCTCTTCAAGTATTTCTTTCAGGTCAAGTTCTTCGTCAATTTTTTCTGCGGAACCTTCCTTCATAAAGTTCTGACCAGCGTGTGTCTCTTCTGTGTCGGCCGAACTTGCCTTCGTTGGGTCGGGGGATGGAGCTGCACCCTCTTGACCTTCGTAGGTCGTTGCAGCTGAACCCTTGTTCTCTAAATCACTTCCAGTGAATTCCTTACCTGCGTTATCGGGGCGTGATGCACCAATACCACTTGATGCAAATTCTGCTGGAGCCTTGTTATCTGGACCAGAAATGTCAGAAGATTTGTTAGGAACACTTTCTACAACCGCCTGCTCTTTCTCCATACCTTCTTCCTCCTCATCATCACCATCAACTGTAGGTTCGCCATCTTCTTCACCACCAAGACTTGCGTTCCTCAATGCAGCAATGTCATCTTCGAGTTCTTTGATAATGGTTTCAAGATCAAGATCAAAATCATCATACTCGTCATCATCTTCCTCACCCTCTCCATCGTCACCACCTTCTTCACCAGCGTCGCCACCCATATCATCAAATGGATTTGCTGCTGGTTCCTCACCATCTTGTGGCGCGGGAGCTCCACCAAACTCATCGTCTGATGGTTCACCGGCTGACGCTTCAAAATTCTTAGCTGCGCCGAGGTCACCAATGTCGGATGAATCACGAGCATCGTCTGACGGTAACTTATTGTCGACACTGCCAATGTTAGATGAATCTAATTCACTCGGAAGTCCAGTTCCACCGACTGCCGCAAAATCATCCACTTCCTGTCCTGGGATTTCTGCTGCATCACCGGAAATTGCCCTCTTCATTTCATCCTCCAACTTCATATCTGCATCTGCTTCACTCTTCAATCGTTTTGCAATCAATGCTTTGATTGCTGGGGTGAAGGTTTCTTCCAGTTGCATTTTTGCGTTTGCAATTGCTGACTCACGTACCGCATCTGCATCTGCAATAGCTTCTCTTACGAGTTTGTTGGTAAACGGTTTCTTTGCCATGTTAATACTCCTATCGAAAAGCTATTGGGTGAGCTTTTAATGTGTTATGATCATACAACGAGAACACCTTAACAATAAAGGTGTATTTCTTCAATAATATATAGTATTAGACTTTCAAAAAACAGTATTTTTTACGGTTATTCGTCGTATTTCTGTGTTTTTGTCGCCTTTCGCTCTTCCCGCTTACGCCGTTTTATGGATTCCTGACGTTTTTTCAGCTTCTGCTTGGAGGGTTTGAGATAATATTCTCTATCTCGGAGTTCATTAAGTATCCCTGATTTCTTGACCCGCTTACTAAATTCCTTTATAGCTCGGTCTAATCCCGCCTTGTCATCACTTGTAACTTTTACATGCATATCATCCTATCTCTTTCCGTTCTTCAATGGTTAATGGTTCTTCATCCTCGGTATTTTGTGCTACGTTTAAAGCTAATTTTTTATGTTCTAACTCCAGTGATTTAACTGTACGTTCGGTGTGTGCAGTTGCCTCGTGGTTCTGTGCTTGAACATTTGCTCTCTTTTTCACAGCCGCCTGTACCATATCTACCCCGGCAAGTGCAGCCAAGAATACGAGCCAGTTGATGTCGGGGGCATCGTCAGTAACAATGTAATCCCCCGCTGTCCATATCACCACGGCCAGGGTGACGAAAATACGAACAGATGTTGTACTGACCGAATTAAATATTCGTACTACTGTTTCCCACTTGCTCTCGTTTGCCATATTGAGTCTCTACAGATAGTTGTTTATCCAGAACCCGATTCTGTAATAACTTTAACTTGTGTAGTAACCCCGAGCGCCGCATCAATTTAAATGCGATGTTTTCGGTGGAAAAGATTCCACCAGTACTTAACCCGCCCTGCCTAAATTTTCCAATCTTATCTCGCAATAACGTTATTTGCTGATATAATTCCTGCATATTTCCCGCCCTGTATTCGTCCACCAGATGTTGATACATGTGTATAAAATATTGAATCTTGGTTCGTACATCTTGAATATCAAACAATGGTTGTTCTTTATGTGGTTCTTTAATCCACTTATCATTCATAATACTGTATAACCCGGTAGCTACGTGAGGATTGTCCTCATCCTCAGCGTATACTTCTACTTCATAACCCTTTATGGTGATATCATGTTGATCGTTCCAATTTGCTTTGGCCAATGAGAAAAACTGTGATACCATGTCCTCATCTTTATTCACACTTCCATAATCAAAAATAAGATGTAAATCAATATCAGACATCTTGGAATAATTATAATTGGCCAAACTTCCGGTGAATACAATATCCTTGAGTTTTGGTTTATTTTCTAATTTAAGTGAGTCGTAAAATATCTTTGCAACTCGGATCAACGCGGCGCGGATCTGTGGTCGCAATTTATTACCATCCCAAATTGTATTATTGAGTTCAGGTTGTATTTGTAGGGACTTGATTAACTCATCAAACTTCATGTCGGTCTATTTCTCTTTAAGAGTTGTAACGCGGTGCGATGAACAGGTGATGATGGGTCATATCCCAACGCGGTTTTTACTAATATATCATTGCCAGTAATAGGATTTTTGATACGTTTTTGTAACAATGATCCCCATTTTGCAATCTGATGTGGGACCGTATCCTTTTCTCGATCAATATCGGTATGAGTGGGTGTATATGTCAATAGATTAATTGATGGATATTGTGTCTGTAGTTGTTTTACCGCAGCAATATTTTTAGGTGAATCATCCACAAATAAAATTTTAGTAAATCCCTTCTGTATCTGTGTTTCTATATAATTCTTTTTCTTTTCGGGATCAGAATCACCCAATGCCACAATTTTTACACCACGTTTGATACCAACACGACTAAGAAATGTTGCTACTGGCCGACTCGCTCCCCTGGCGGTTAATATCACCACCTTATCAACGTTGGGGTGATCAATTGCTTTATGTAAAATTCGTGTAAATCGTTTAATGGGCCGGGGATCAACTAGTTTATCAAACTGTGAGTAGTCAAACACATCACCCCGTTTGGGTGTGTACATCGCATACTGTGCTGGGGTGAGTTCAATAGATTTTTTACCATTACGGGATAACATTATCTTAGAATTCGTCGTTACCAGGGTATCGTCAAAATCAAGTACCAGTAATTTCTTCATAGCTATTACTCAACATCTACTACTGCACTTCACTCAAGAAATCGTAAATCAATCCATTCAGACGAGTAACGGGGGTAGACCGTTCACCGTATGCACTTTCGTTGATAAATGCACCATGGGTCGATGGATTGGACACGATATCAAAACAAATCAAACTATAGTCATCCTGCACTTCAGCAGTACCTTCACCCATCTGCTTCACTGATCCCATTCCCCGTGACGATACACCTAATTTAATATTGTTCTTGATTAATTCACGAACAATGTTTCCAGCAGGAGTGGACAATATTTGAATATCACCGATAACGTTCTCTCCAGAAAGTTCCATTCGAATGATGTTTGAACATACATTCTTCAGATTAACAACAGGAGACTCTGGATGATCCAATTCACCAAGAGCTCGGCGTTGGCGAACAAACTCATCTGCGTATTTTTTGGCCTCTCGCATCAATACTTCCTTTGGATAGATACGGCCATTCTGATTCTTTGAATCAGCACGTTGAAGAACAACATTTCGCAGAACTAACGGGCGGTTGACATCGTTTGCTTCCAGAATCAATGCACGGCCGTAGTTAATGGTGTTATATTCAATCAGTAAGTTACTCATATTTTCATCTCACGTGCATCATGTGCAATGCGAAGTAGTTTGTTTTCAATTCGTCCTATTTGTTCCATCGTTCGCTTCCAATACGACGAAGTAGTAACATTGACCTCTCGCTTCAAACGAGCATTCATCGAGATCATTTTACCAATTTCATCCAAATGTTTATTGATTTCACTGATTGATCGTCCAATCTTATGCCGTGGGGTACGGGGATCAGTTTTATATCGGTGATACCTGGACACCGCCTCAGATAAACGATCAACGTGGCCAACCGCATCCGCTCCAGCTTTGGTTAACTTCCACCCCAACTGCTGTGCATTCTGTCGCTGTTTCTTTTTTCCACCAGAAGTTCCACCACTGAATGCCATGGGTGTGAGATACGCTCCAGCACCGGATGATGTTGATATTTCATCTAACTCATGCAACTCGTGCAATCTCTCTTGCACAAGATGTGATATCAATTGCTCCAATCGCTGTTGCGAGTTCACGGTGTTTGTACCTGCTCAAGTTCTTTGTCAATTTCGTATGCGATCAACAATCCGGTCATGTGGTTTGCCTTAATATTTCGTAGGCCTGACATCTTTTTCAGTTGTCTAAGAACCTCATGTATCTTGATTCGTAAAACTGTATTTGATACGTGCGGCAATTTAACCGAAATAGATGTGATGAGACTTTTCGTTTCTTTGCACACATATTCATTCAACGTATTACTATTGGATACGTTCTTAATGTACATCCGAAGTAATTCCTTTTGCTTTCCAGTAAGATTTTCATATTTTTCATTAAACTTCTCAAGTAAAATACGATACCCCAAAATTCGCAGATCATCATCCTGTTGTTTCCAAACCGTTGCAATGGAATTCTCAGTTAATGATGAGAGTGTACCGCCACCACCCAAATGCTCTAGGATGGTGAATCGTGCATTGCTAATTTGCTCCACATCACTGTCAATGTTTTCCGCAATAACGGCAAACTGCTTATAAATGGATGCGTAAATCTTATAAGAAGGAACTCTAACGGACAAAAACTCCGTCAAATCATAATGTTTTTTAATTTCACTAATAAGATTATATTTCTCGGTTCGTAATTGCTTTTCATTCAACCGTTTTCGTTGATTACATACCAAGTTGAGCAAATCCATGGAACGTGATTCTGACAGTGGCTTGGTGCTGTTAAAAAATGCCCGGTATAATGCCAATTCACGGCCGAGCTCTGTCTTGACATTCATATAAGTACGTAGTATTCCCACCGCTGGTGAATTCTCGCGGAGAGCTAACGTATCTGCTGTGATCTGTCGTACCAGGGATTCAAATAGTATCCCGGTATTTTTCAGTTTGTTATGTTTAACATATTGCATAGGTAGTTCCGCCATATCATGTAATCATAAATAGTTAGCCATCCGAATCTACTATATTTGATTCATGCAAATATGTAGTATCCGATTCCACCAGGGGAGTGCCGCCGAGCCCCTTTGCATCCATAGATTCAAATAATTCAGATAATCCAGTTCTACGTTTCTTAGAACGAATGGGATCACGCTTTAATGCGTCTCTGTTTTGTTTCTTTCCAAATGGGTCCCGGCCGGCCGGGTGTCGGTCAGTTCCAAATAAATTCCGTTCTTCGGGGCGGCCTACTTTACCACCCTCCGTTATATCCGGTGAATTAAGAATTCGTTCTAATTCATCCATATCTGGATCACCCTCTTCCGCTTCCGGCGCAGCTGCGGGTTCACCTGTGGGTTCACCTTCGGGAGCCCCAGGTAGAATTCCACCTTCCGGTGCTCCGCCCTCTGGCATCGGGGGTTGGCTTGCTTGCATAATAATCTTCTGTTCTTCTGCTTGCAACCCAGCAACAAGCTTCACATCTGCTGGCAATTCTTCAGTAATTTCATCAATATCTCGGGGAGCAAGTTCAAGAATATTCTCATAGATCCACCGCCGTGATACGAATTTGGACATATACAAATCATTTGCTAATGAAATCTTATCCTTCCATAGTGCAACCTTTTCCTGTTCATAGATAGTTGATGGATTGGTGAGAGATAATTCAAACTCAACCAGCTTCTCATCACGAAGCCCCTGTGAGTATAAATGTACAATAGCAATCTTAGTTAATTCAGACACCAATATTCGTTGAATACGTTCAATAGTACGTGCAAACCGAACATCCTGTGCAGCTAGGGTTGCTTTGCCATTGATATCTTCCTCATATCCAATGAAGGAATTGGGAACCTTAAATGCAGCTAACAGCTTTTTACGAAGATACTCGATGTCCTCAATAGCATTGAACTGCAGTCCCGGTAAATTTTGAATATCAGTACCCTGATTCTTACCACGAACTGGAAGATAGAAATCTTCCATAATATTTTGCATATTGTATCTTAAATTGTAATCTCCCGTTGTTTGATCAATAACGGGAACCTTCTTGGTGCGATTCATCAATCGTTCAATATAATTCTCAACTTCTGCTGGTGGAATGTTGCCAACATCTACTAAAATTTTACGTTTATCTGGAGCACGGGTGATACGATGAATCAACATGGCATCTTCCATTAACATCAGTTGCTTATGGATACGCCGTGCACCCTCCAACATACTTCTACCATATGGAAGGAAGTTAGTGTCACTGAGTAGTCTGAAATGTGCTATTTCAAAACTATCAAAGTCCTTTCTGCCAAATCCAAGGTAATCATTCTCTATATGGAATTTGATTTCAAACGGATTTTCTTGATTTTGACCTTCAACACGAAATGTTTCATAAATTGAGAACGGAATAACATTAGTTACTCCAAATTCTGCATGAATATCCATGTAAAGAAAAAAGTCACCGTATTTAGCGACATTTCGTGTCCAGGGCCATAAATTGAATTCAATATTCAGGATGTCATAAAATAAATTATGAAGAATCTGTTGCACATCATCATGTTCTGATTGAATGCTAAGGATCTTCCCAAATTCATTCTGGATGGTGCTCTCATCTGCGTAGATATCAAGTACAGATGATACGATGGGGTCCTTGTCCATCAAATCATAGTCTCTAAACATCTGTAGACGGCTTGCCATGAAGGCCGAATTAGCATCAAATCGGCCGGATGGGCTATATCCACCACCCTGACCAGATAAGAACACTCGACGGTACCTGTCAATTGTTCCACGATTTCCGAACGCTTGAATACTGTTTGTGTCGACAATACGTAACTGTTTGTCCCCGGTAAGCCGAACTACAGCCTGCGTTGAAAATAGTCGTTTTAGTCGTTTATAAAGTGTACGATCTTCGCTCATAACCTATTTATCCTTTATTTCTGTTCATGAATGTTACCTATTGAAAAGGATATTCCCCATGGTGGGGTATATTAAACACCAGCCGCATCAGCGGCCGTACCTTCCCCGTTTCCAAGTGCTTCGGGTTTCTTCTTTTCATACTCAATATGATTGTATACTGAATTAAGGAATTCACTTGCCCGTGAAATCTTGGCGGCGACCCACTCTTCTGATTCGTCCACATCACCAAGCATATTATATAGTGCGGCTGATTGTTTATTCATTCGCATCAACTGTGCTTTGATATGTTCACCGTCAAGTTCCTGACCATCCTCTTCTCCCTCTACGAAATTTCCAGCATTCCAATCTTCTTTAAGTCGTTTATCGGTAAATATGGGAGAGATATCACGGAGACGAATAACTTCGGGAAGAACATCACCATCTGCCGGCTCTACATGATCTCCAATAGCTTTATTGGTTGCCGATGCCCACATATAAGATTCCGCGTCTGCACCATACTTATCCCGAAAGTGTTTCATTGCTCCTGGACGCGCTTTGATCTTCTTACCAATCTTATCACGATCTGCCACCTGCGGTGTGGTCATTTTACGGGGTGGTTCTCGACTGGCGATGGTCCGTTCAGCTACAACTCTATCTACTTCACCCCTGACGAGCGCACGAAGTTCTGATAATTTCATATTAGTTCTCTGCTGGGAAGGTACTAGGACCAGGTGACGCGCCGCGGTGCGCAAACTTGTTCATTCTGGCTGCGAGCGGAGACTGAACCAACCGTTCCGAAGCTGCGGCGTTATATGCCCGAAGATATTGCGGATTTTCAATATGGAATAGGATATGCGCGGCGTAATCCACGATATCAACCTTTCCATCCCCGTTACAGTCAAAATGACTATGTAGCTCACTTGGGGAAATCATACCATTACCGTCGGTATCAGGGGTAGACTCCACAATGGGAACTTCTTTCTTCACTTCGGATTTTGTTGCTGGCGCCTTTGCCACTTCGGATATTGCCTGACGTTGATCTATCAAATCCGATAATCTAATTATGCTCATATAGTTGCTCCACGGTACAAGCTAAGGTCTGTTAACCACATAGGTCCGTTATAAATAGTAATTACCAATCATTAAGTTGAATATTATCAAAGAAGCCAGCGAAGATCCTCACTATAACCATTTATAATTGGCATATGGTATGGATCAGCAACATTTCTGGGTATCATTATGGGATCGACCACGTTTTTTTGCATATGTGCAATTAATGATTTATTTAATTCAATTCCCTCGGATCGTAACCGTAGAGCAGTGTCCCGAACCCACAATCCGATACACATAGCTATAACTAAATCATCATTATACCCGTCAAGTGCTTCAGCCTTCCCATTCTTCCAAATGAATGTCTCTAACTCACTTATGAATCGTGACGATTGTATTATTATAGAGTTTTCTCGCATATAACTTTCAAATTTAGCAATAATCAGAGGACGAGTTCGTTGAGAAATGGTGAATCCCGGTACCATCCTCCGTTCGTCGGAATTGATATCACCATCGAGTTGCTGTTCTACATCCACATACTTCAAATCCTTAGACATATAAAATAAATTTGGATATCCGCGGTCGATAATCTGCTGAATGGCGTTCCACCCAATACTGGAAT